CTTGCCATTCGACGCGAAATACAAACCGCGCCATCCGAGCTGATCAGATTCGGCGATCTTGACCGTGCCGGGCGTGCAATAGTGCGTAGTGGGGAACGGCGCGTCCTGCGGGTTCTTCTCTACGTAGAGATTTACGCACCGTTGCGCATTCGCAATGATGCTCTTGGCCTGATAAGCCCCGGAAATCAACGGCGTCTTCATCCGTTGCTCCCGATGTAGAAATCCCCGAAGACGTTGTACGTACCTGTGCGGCTACGAACCGCCGCAGGCATCAGTAATTGGGGGATTTGGGCATTCGCTTCCTCAATGATCCGCATCGAGGCTTCAGCCTTGGCTTTCACGATGTCGCTCGCAGGCAACCCGTAGATCGGGTAAAGCTCCAGCGTCAAATTCCAGAGAATCGCGGCCTTGTATTCGGGCGGTAGCGTTATCTCGTCGTTGATAGTCTGGAACTGCTGCAATTGCTGCATGACCGTAATGAACATCTCGTACTGATCGTTCGGAAGCGGCCATACAAACAGGTTCCCAAGCGGGTTGCCTGCGTCGTAAAAGGCATACTGCGGGAAGGAATTGAGGTTCTTGATGCTGATCCGGTTGTAGTCCTCGCGCGCGCGCAGGATCGTGAGCGGATAGTCCACCGGAAGCGGCGTATTTTGGTTCTGCCGAAAGAAAGCAGATTCAAGCTTGGAGGGTCGGGGCATGTCGAAATCCCCAGCAGGACCCACCGTGTATGAAAGCGAGCCATTCCCTTGGCACGATTCCGTTATGAGTTGGTAGACCATGTAGCGGCGCCGCTGCCACTGGGCCAACATCATATTCAGCATGTTGAATGCGTCGTTCGTGTCTTCCGCAGACGCGGTTTGCCCTACCCCGATGACGTTTGCCGTCTTCAGAGCCAACTTGATAATGTCGGCAGGAGTGGTGGGCAGCGGAGAACTCACGCTTGCGCCTCGGCAATCATCGATTGCAACTTTTCAACGCCGGCTCGATGGTGGGGATTCAATCCCAACGATTTCGCCTTTGCCATCAACGCCTCACGGTCGGCGTCTTCATCTGCGGACGCCCCAACGAGGATTTCCTCTTCGTCTGCACTTTCGGCAAGCATCTGCGAGCCATCCGCAAGAGTCACCCACTTTGGGTACTCATGAAAGACATACGGCGCAGTGAAGTCACGGCTATTCATGAACCCTCCAGAAACGAAAGATGGGGACCGAAGTCCCCACCGCCTTACACCACGTCAGCAACCACGCAAGCCCATTCCGGACGGATAGCAGCAAAGCCGTACAGTATGTCCATACGAGTGATGAGGTTGTCGCTCATCACGTCATACGCCTGGATCATCCGCATCGACACGCCATCGAACTGAGCGCGCGACGCTTGCACCACACCCGAGGTCGGCATTTCCAGATCGGCGGTAGCCATCGTGAACGCTTCCGGGTAGTACGCGAGGTTCTGGCGATACGTGGAACCCGCAGTAGCCACCAACGAAATCGCCGCGGAGTTCGCCGGGGATGCCGTGACGGTGTTGAACGCAGCCGGAGCGGCCACAATCGAGGGGTAGATCGGAATCGAAGTAGCGCCGCTCGCAACGTTCGCCGTCACCACGAATTGCCGCAACTCGCCCTGGCTTTGGCCGGTTAGGCGGTTGATCGAGAACACGCCGGCAATCGTGATTACATCGCCCTTGCTGAGCGTGCCAGTTATAGCGTTCGTCACGAGCGTGTTGCCCGTCTGGTTCGCCCCGTTGACCGTGCCAGCCGTGAACGTGCCCACCGTGTGGGTCGTCATGGTCTGGTCGTACATCCAGTCAAAGCCCAGCGTGTCGCGGGTGATGATGCCGGTTTCGTACTGATCCGCGATCTTGACTTGCGGGTTGAACAGGCCGGCCAGGGATGCGACCGTACGGGCCTGGGTACGCGGATCCATGATGATCTTGCGATCCATGCGCGGAGCCAGGTTCAGGTCGATAGCCGCGCCGGCATCCAGCCAGGTCGAAGCCGTGGGAGAAGCGAGAGTGCCACCCGGCGCGTTCATAACCAAGTTTGCAGACGACGCCGTCAAGCCAGACAGGTCAGCAGCCACCGAGGCGGCCAAACGGTTCACCGCAGGCGCCAGAATGCGCTCGCTGAAGTCGTCCAAGGACATCGTCTGTTCGGCAGTACCGAACGATACCGGGACGTTCTTCTGAGTCGCAACCGTGAGCGTCGTGTTCTGCTCGTTGGTGCCTTGCGGCGTAATCGCAGCACCCGTGTTGACAACGTAGTCGTTCGGCAGGCGGATACGCAGCGTGTTGCCGATCTTCGCGCCAGTGCGGGCGAATTGATCGTCGTACTGCTTGGGAACGGTACGAAGGAAAGCGTTGGTCTGCGTGAACAGACGCACCGCCTCATTCGTAATCATGTCGATAGTAAGCAGGCCATTAGCCATGATGAAAATCTCCAAGAGACAAAGAAAGGAGCGCTCTCGCGCTTGCCGTCTCTGCCCTGGGAGACACATCTGGTCGGGCCTGCCGACGATTTACGGCTCGCCTTGGCCTATACCCAGAGAGGGGGCCAAAACATCAGCCCCAACTCTGTCAAGTAATAGCGTGTGTACCGTATGCGGTAGAGTCAACCTACCACTTGCGACGCGCCGTTTTGTTGCGCCATGCATACCATTCAGGCGTCCCGACCTTTGGCTCTGCGCTGTCGGCACTCCCACCTCCAGAAATAGGAGTGATCGGGGCCGGCGCACTCGATACAGGCTTAGAGAACGCCTTGGCAGCCTTAGGCGCCAGCTTCATCAGTTCCACGGCCATGCGTACCGGCGAAAGGGATGCCAATCGGCTTGCTTCTTCCAGGTTGTCAGGCTGCCCCAGGAACTGAACCACCTTCTCGGCATTGGGGATTTCGGCTAGGGCCTGGATGAACGCCTCACTCCCCACGCCTGCCATAGCGAGGTTTTCGGTAGCGCGGTCGTACTCCGCCCCGAACTCTTCACGACCAGCCCTATCGATAGACTGAATGCGATCCTGCATGGCGCGCTGGCGCAACCTCTGTTCTGCGATGCTTTCCGCGCGAGCATTCGCCAACTCTTCAACGGTATTGCCGGCAGGTTGCTGCCCGCTTTCCACTTGTTGGCGCAGTGCATCCCGCTCCGCAGCGATTTCAGCGGCACGCCGTTCGGCGTCTTTACGGGCGGCCGTCAGCTCGCCAAAGCGGCGCACTGCCCATTCAGGCACATCACCCTTAGGTTTCGGCTGTTCCTGCTGCCCTTCTTCGGGCTTCGCGGCAGTTTCCGCAACAACTTCTTCGTTCGGCTGTTCTACGACGTCGTTTTCCATGATGTCCTCATGTGGTTAACCCGGTTGCCCGGTGATTTGTTGCGAAACTGGCTGGCCTACCGTTGTTCCTTGCATACCCAGGGCATACGCGGCCCCTCCTGACATTTCCCCAGGCTCGTTACCTAGCGTCAGGTCGGGGCGCTCCATCGACTCCTGGATGGTCCGCGCGATAACAGGCGTTAGGGCTTCGGAAGGAATCGCGGTAAAGATGGCTTTCAAGCGGTCGGTAATGGCCTTGAACTCGTCCATCTGCGCCTTGCGGTCGTTCTCCATACGCAGAGCCATATGGTTCAACGCGTCGATATCCGCGCGCTGCTTCTCGATCTTCTCCGTCGTCTGCTTGGATTGCAGTTCCGTTTGCAATTGCTGGATGATCTGCACGGCCTGCTGCAATTGCTGCTGGAGTTGCTTAACCTGGGGGTCGATATCGCCCAATATCCCGGGGCTAGCGACCTTGATCCAATTGCGCATACGCTCGGCCAGCTTGTCAGCGGTCGGGAAATCTGCGTTCTGCATGTACAGGTCGCCGATAACCTGGGCCAGGGCAGGTTGAGCCGACAGCAAGTCGGTCATCGACTTGAACGCCTCTTCGCGCCGGGTCGAGTAGTTCGGCCCAACCTCGGCAACCACGTCATACGTCCCTACGCTGGGGTTGAAGATGGTCCGAACAATGTTTTCTTCCTGGTCCTTCTGCTGCTGGATCACCTGCTTTGCCTGGGGGTCGATAGTGATCTGCTGTTCCTCCCCATCCTCGGCCAAGATACGAATTACCCGCTTGGTGTCGTAAATCTTGGGAATCAAGTCGATCAGAATCTTGCCAAGGA